TGCCACAAAAATTTATGAGCGGCATTGCTTTTTTAAAGAACAGCTCATTGCAGCGGGGGTTGACCCGGTGACCGCAGAGAAGGAAGCCTGCCGGATGGAGCATACTATCAGCGAAGCTAGTTTTCAAAAATTAAAAGATACGATAAATGATACCAAGGCAAGATAGTTTTATCTTGCTTTCGCTAAATGAGAGGAGCCAATCTGCTTTGTGTAGATTGGCCCTTTTTCTGTTTAAAGTCGAAAATTGTCGTAAAAAAATAAAATATTTTCCCAAAACTTTCCGGTTCGGGTGCATAAAAAACGTTCTGGTATAGCGAGGAGGTGAAAACCAGCCACGCTCAAATCTGAATGGAAGGAGGGAAGTGTATGCCATCTCCTTCATACGAAGAACGTATCTGCGCAATGTTCGATGCTTTCAGCAAGAAGGTATCCCGTAACTTCATTCGTGATTTGCAGCGGAAAGAAAAGAACCAGAACAAGCATATTTCACAGGAACCGATGGAATTGCTGCTTGAACTGATAGGGAGCCGGGACCGGCACCCATCGGAGCATTTTGTGCTGTATGCGGACGGGCTGTGCTGCAGCGTAAATGATGAATCCCTGTATGATGCACTGAAATCTTTATCTGACAAACAGAGTACCGTCCTGCTTTTGGATTTCTGGTATGGGTTTACAGATAAGGAAATAGCAAAAAGACTGGAGGTAACACCACGCACTGTCTACAACTTGAGACAGCGCGCATACAACAAAATTTATGAATTCTACGAAAAACGAGGACGAGATCCATGAACTGAATTATGACCTGATCAAAAGAGCAGTCAGCGGTGAGCCGGAGGCATTGGAGCAAGTATTGAGGATTTATGAGCCTTACCACAATTCTCTTGTAACCCGTGAAAGGATAGGTGCCGATGGAAGTATCTATAACGAGATCGATGAGGACAAGAAAATACAGCTTCAGATGCACTTCATCGCCGCAATACAAAAATGGAGGAAGTTGATATGAACCTATTGCCAGACCTGTTTTCCTTCGCCTACGTGCCAAGCTGGTATGCACAGCTTGACGAACTGGCGGAGCTGGCCATCCCGGAACCCTGGCGGTTTCGGAACCCAAACTACTGTACCAAAAACCAAGACACTCCCATATTAGAGAGATACATACATTCCATCTTTAAAAAGCAAGTGATCGATTACAATGGGGAACAAAATGCGGCAAGGGCGGCGGACTATTTCCATGCGGAGAATGAGTATTGCTGCTTTCACACTGGACTTTATACCCGCAGGTACAAAGCAATTTATGGCTGCTTTGACCGGAACAAGCGGCAGGCCAGTATGCTGGATTGGTACTTCCGGGGATTTTCGGACGAGCTTTCCCCTTTTCTCAGATACATCAGCCCGCTTCCGAAAAAGCCCACCTATGATATGACGCAGTATGGCGTCAACTATAACCCGGAATGGCCCATACGGGTAAATGTAGACCACATCCTTGGGGACGGGGAGAACTTATCCCGTCTGCCGGAAGCGGTCCTTGATGCGCAGAACCTGCCCCTGCTTTTGGAAACGGCAGTCGAACTGGCGCGGCGGAAAGCGGAGCCGGGGATTGTGGTGCCGCAGGGCTACCAGGGCCGGGTACAGTATCTCCTGCCGGTCTGTCTGACAGACATGGAGAAGCCTGACCTTGCTATGACCCTTACCATCATGGACGGGTATTACCTGGGTAACACCTGTCTGACGTTGGAGATGGCCTATCTGAACGCGCGCCTGTTGGCAAGGCCGACGGCGGCGTGGCTTTCGGAGCTTGTCAGATAAAAAAACGCATAGCAGGTCCTTATGCTCTCCCCGTGCCGGACAGCGGCAGAAACAGGAAGGGGCGTAAATAAGGATGCGCAGAAAAAAGGAGGAAACGGCAGATGAGATAAAAGCAAAGATGCGTCCGGTCCGGTGTCCGCAGTGCGGGTGCCGGATCATGGACGCTGTAGAAGGTACGAAGGCGCAGTTCATTACCTCGTCGATGGACCGGTATCCTGATTTTATGATAAAGTGCAGGCACTGCGGCGCAGAGATCGGGGTAATAAAAACTGAATAGAAACACCGAATGCTCCGGGCAACAGTCCCGGAGCTTACCGGATAGCTGCGGAAATACGGCAGTTCCCATAAGGAATGTATATGGGGATGGGAAACGTACAGCGAAGCCGGGAAAACGGTGAGGCGTTTGTTTGAGCATGATGCACGGAGGGAAGATTTCATTCTGTAAAAAGCAGTCAACCCTCTAATACGCCACTTCCATAGAGAAGTGGATATGACATTGAGCCTGGCAGGCGGCACTTTTTGTGCTGCTTGTCAGGCTTTTTTTGGTTACGGCGGTATCAGTGCCGCCTGCCGGGCTCCGAAAGGAGAACGGCAAAATGAAAATCAATTACACATTCGCAAATGGAGAAACCTCAGAGGTTGAGGTGGAAGAGGAAATCGGGAACATCATCCTGGATTCCAGAAGGAAGGAAAGCAACCTTGACCGGAAGGAACGGTACCATTGTTATTCGATGGATGCGGCGGCTTTTGAGGGGATGGATTATGCCGATGAAAAGACCCCGGAAAAGCTGCTGGAGCAGAAAACCGCCGACAGACACGTTGCGGACATTTTAGCGGAGCTGCCAGAGATTCAGAAAAGAAGGCTTCTGCTGTATGCGGAGGGAAAATCGCTGCGTGAAATCGCCCGCATGGAAGGGGTGGACCATAAGGCGGTCAAGAAGTCCATTGAGGCGGCGAAAAAATATTTTCTAAAACATTTCTGATCCGGGTCCCCAAACAGGTGGCCAAATCTCCGTATGGTGAAGGACGATAGGCGTCCTTTAGAAAACGGAGGTGATAAGGTGAAGCACACATTACAGATCAGTGTTTCCAAAAAGCCTGTCAATGGCGGCGTGGTCAGCTGTCGCAGTATTTCCGTGAGGGAGCGTTTTCTGCGTTTCCTTCTTGGAGATAAACAGAAGCTGACGGTCATCGTTCCGGGCAGTTCCGTGGAGGAACTATCCATTAAGGAAGTGGCGGAAGGAGGAACTGTGCATGAGTAGGATTAAACTTTTACTAGATGTGATCCAGGACATCCGTTCCCTGGCGGACAGCCTGCAGGCCGTTGCAGATGCCATGACGGAAAATAAACCGGAGGCAGAACAGAAGCCCGCAAAGAAAGCAGGAAAAAGCAAAGCAGCAAAGCAGGAACCGACAAAAGAGGAGCCGCAGGAAAAACCGCTGGCCCTTGAGGATGTCCGGGCAGTCCTGGCAGAGAAGTCCAGGAGCGGACACACGGCGGCGGTAAAGGAGCTGCTCGTGAAGCACGGCGCGGATAAACTGTCGGAAATCGACCCGGCAGAGTACCCTGCCCTGCTTGCAGAAGCGGAGGTGCTGTGATGGGCAAGCACGCATTATTGTCCGCATCCTCCAGCCACCGCTGGCTGAACTGCCCGCCGTCCGCAAGGCTCTGTGAGAGCTATGAGGACAAGGGCAGCGAGTATGCCCAGGAAGGCACGGATGCACACAGCCTGTGCGAACACAAGCTGAAGCTGGCACTCGGCATGGAAACCACAGACCCCACAGAAAGCCTCTCCTTTTACAGTGAGGAAATGGAGCAGTGCGCCTGCGATTATGCAGCGTATGTGACGGAACTTCTGGCAGAGGCAAAAAAGACCTGTGCCGATTCCGTGGTGCTGATCGAACAGCAGCTGGACTTCTCCCGCTTTGTGGCGGAGGGCTTTGGCACCGGGGACTGCGTCATTATCGCAGACGGCACCCTCTACATTGTGGATTACAAGCACGGCAAGGGAGTGGAGGTTTCCGCTTCAGAAAATCCGCAGATGATGCTGTATGCCTTGGGCGCGCTGGAGCTGTTTGACGGAATCTATGACATTGACACGGTTCGCATGGCTATCTTCCAGCCGCGCAGGGACAATGTCAGCGTCTGCGTCATGGAAAAGGAGGATCTGCTCCAGTGGGCGCACAATGACCTGATGGCAAAAGCAAAGCTGGCCTATGAAGGCGGGGGCGAGTTTGCCTGTGGTGACTGGTGCCGGTTCTGCAAGGCAAAGGCAGCCTGCCGGAAACGTGCGGAATACAACCTGGAGCTTGCCCGGTATGATTTTGCCATGCCGGATACGCTGGAGGATGAGGAAATCGCAGCCATCCTGGCAAAGGCAGATGAGTTGGCGGCCTGGGCGGCGGATGTTAAAGAATATGCCCTGCAGCAGGCACTTAATGGAACCGAGTATGACGGGTTCAAGGTGGTGGAGGGACGCTCCAACCGCAGGTACACCAACGAGGAAGCCGTGGCAGAAAAGGTTACCAAGGCAGGCTTCAATCCGTATGAACAGAAGCTGCTAGGCATCACGGCCATGACCACCGTCCTTGGCAGAAAGAAGTTTGATGAGCTGCTTGGTTCCCTGGTGGAAAAACCACAGGGCAAACCGGCCCTTGTACCGGAGAGCGATAAGCGCCAGGCAATGAAGATAAAAACACCGGTCGAATCGGCAAAAAACGATTTCAGTGAAAATTAGGAGGAAACAAATCATGTCAAATACAGTCAACAACCCTATGAAGGTCATTACCGGCCCCGATACCCGTTGGTCTTATGCCAATGTGTGGGAACCAAAGAGCATCAATGGAGGTACGCCGAAATTTTCGGTATCTCTCATTATCCCCAAGTCGGATCAAAAGACTGTCGCAAAGATCAAGGCGGCCATTGAGGCGGCTTACCGGGAAGGCGAGGCAAAGTTAAAGGGTAACGGTAAAAGCGTCCCGCCCCTTTCCGTGCTGAAAACACCACTGCGTGACGACGATACGGAGCGCCCGGATGATCCGGCCTATGCGGATGCATATTTCGTCAATGCCAACAGTGCGACCGCTCCCGGCATCGTGGACGCGGACAGACAGGAGATCATCGACCGCAGCGAGGTTTACAGTGGTGGGTGTGTATGGAAGGGCAAGCATCAACTTTTATGCCTTCAACTCCAACGGCAATAAGGGAATCGCCTGCGGACTGAACAACCTGCAGAAAATCCGTGACGGAGAACCGCTTGGCGGAAAGACCCGCGCAGAGGACGATTTTGAAGATGAGGACGAGGACTTCCTGTCCTGATACAGTAAACCGCAGAGAGTGGCAGGGATATGCTCGGATTTGAGTATATCCCTGCCGCTTATACAGCGGCGAAAGGACGGTGAAAGAAATGCAATTTATTAGTATTGATATTGAAACGTACTCGGATATGGATTTATCCAAATGCGGTGTGTATAAATATGCGTCCGCCACGGAATTTGAAATCCTGCTGTTTGGGTATGCCGTGGATGGCGGAGAGGTGCGGGTCGTTGACCTTGCCTGCGGAGATGAAATCCCTGCGGAAATCAAGGAGGCCCTGATTGATGATTCCGTCATGAAATGGGCGTTCAACGCACAATTTGAGCGGGTATGTCTGTCACGGTTTCTGGGCCTGCCCACAGGAGAGTATCTTGATCCGCTGGCATGGCACTGCTCCATGATCTGGTCCGCATATCTTGGCCTGCCCCTTTCCCTTGAGAACGTGGGCGCTGCCTTGGGTTTGGAAAAGCAGAAACTGACGGAGGGGAAAGACCTGATCCGTTATTTTTGTGTTCCCTGCAAGCCGACCAAAGTGAACGGTGGAAGGACACGGAACCTGCCGGAGCATGACCGGGAGAAGTGGGACCGGTTCAAAGCCTATAACCTGCGGGACGTGGAAACGGAGATGCAGATACAGCAAAAGCTCTCCAAATTCCCTGTGCCGGAAATGGTGTGGGAGGAATACCTGCTTGACCAGGAGATCAACGACAGGGGCATCGGTGTGGATATGGTGTTTGTCAAGCAGGCGATTGCAATGGACGAGAAGTCAAAAGAGGGATTGTCAGAAGCTATGCAGGAACTGACCAATCTGGAAAATCCAAACTCGGTACAGCAGATGAAACAGTGGATGGCAGAGAATGGGATGGAAACAGACACACTCGGAAAGAAAGTAGTCGCAGAACTTTTAAAGACTGCACCGGAGCCGTTAAAAACCGTATTGGAGCTGCGGCAGCAGCTTTCCAAAAGCAGCATCCGGAAATACACGGCAATGGAGAATGTGGTTGGCAGCGATGGCAGGGCGCGCGGAATGTTTCAATTTTATGGAGCCAATCGCACGGGGCGTTTTTCCGGGCGGCTGATCCAGCTGCAAAATCTGCCGCAGAACCATATGCCGGATCTGGTCGAAGCCCGCGCCCTGGTAAAAAACGGAGATTATGAGGCGCTTTCCCTGCTGTATGAGGATATTCCGGATACCCTGTCACAGCTGATCCGCACGGCCTTTGTGCCGCAGGATGGCAGGAAGTTTATTGTGGCTGACTTCTCCGCAATCGAGGCGCGGGTCATTGCGTGGCTCGCCGGGGAGCGGTGGCGGCTCAAGGTCTTTCAGGACGGCGGTGACATTTACTGTGCATCGGCAAGCCAGATGTTTGGCGTTCCGGTGGAAAAGCATGGCATCAACGGGCATCTGCGGCAGAAAGGCAAGATCGCAGAGCTGGCGCTCGGCTATGGCGGCGCTGCTGGCGCATTAAAAGCAATGGGAGCTTTAGAGATGGGGCTTTCCGAGGAGGAACTGCAGCCCCTTGTCATGGCCTGGAGGGATTCTAACCCGAACATCACAGCACTGTGGTGGGAGGTGGACGATGCGGTAAAGGAATGCGTGAAGCTGAGGGTACCGACAGAAACGCATGGCATCCGGTTCCAATACCAAAGCGGGATGCTGTTCATCACGCTGCCCTCCGGCAGACGGCTGGCTTATGTGAAGCCACGGATCGGGGAGAGCCTTTTTGGCGGGGAGTCCGTGACCTATATGGGTGTGGGCGGCACAAAGAAATGGGAACGTCTGGAAAGCTATGGCCCGAAGTTTGTGGAGAACATTGTTCAGGGGATTGCCAGGGACATTCTCTGCTATGCCATGAAGACACTGAAAAACTGTGCGATTGTGGCCCATGTGCATGATGAAATCATCATTGAGGCAGATAAGCGGATGTCCCTGGCCGCAGTCTGTGAACAGATGGGCAGGACGCCGCCCTGGGCAAAGGGGCTTAGGCTTCGGGCAGATGGCTATGAATGTATGTTTTATCAAAAGGATTAGGAGGAGTGATGAATGGGAATCAGCAGATACAACAAAGAGGGCTATCAGGACCCAACAACCTATGAGGCCCTCACGAAAATAGAAAAAGAAGAAAAAGCGGCGAAAAAGACGGCCTTCAAACCGCTTGTATATATATGCTCCCCCTATGCCGGGGACGTGGAATGCAATGTGGACATGGCGAGGGTGTACAGCCGATTTGCTTTAAAGCAGAACGCCATCCCTCTTGCGCCGCATCTTTTGTTCCCGCAGTTTATGGATGACGGTAATCCGGCGGAACGGGAGCTTGCCATGTTTATGAACCTGGTGCTGCTTGGCAAATGTAACGAACTGTGGGTGTTCGGCGGGGAGATTTCCAAAGGCATGGCGGCGGAGATTGCAAAGGCTGAAAAGAGGAACACACCAATCCGTTATTTTACGGAAGAACTGGAGGAGGTCACAGGATTATGAGAATGAAGCCGATACAGACACAATACCGGGGGTATCTGTTCCGCTCGCGCCTGGAAGCAAGATGGGCGGTGTTCTTTGATGCCTGCGGCGTGGAATGGGAATATGAAGCGGAAGGCTATGATCTCGGCATGGGGTTGTCATACCTCCCGGATTTCCTGCTGCACGGTGTACAGCTTGGCGGATATGGCAATGGAAGTGATTATTCACAGATACAAGACCTTTATGTTGAGGTAAAGGGATTGATGTCACAGAAGGATTCGGAAAAGATAGCGGCTCTTTATCAGAACGGGATTATTGAGGGGTTGCCCTCCCTGTCGGAAACACCTGTCTTGGTGTTAGGGAATATCCCCGTAGGGAAAACGGTGCATGAGATACAAGCGTATACAGAGGCCAGAAGCTGTAAAACCAGCCGAGATTTTCCGATGGTGCGCCCATTTAATTTTGAAACGGTGGATGGGATGGACTGCGTGGCAACACCGTGTGTCAACCGTGACGGCCATCTGGAACTGTTCGGATATGCCAAAGAATATAACCGGCATTATATAGACTGTGTAGCAACCGAGCGGGCGTACCGGCTTGCAAGGCAGGCGCGGTTTGAACATGGGGAAAAGCCGGAAGTGAGGAGGGAATGCCATGCGTGACTTAAATATTGCATATGGGGACAGCCGCAGCGCCAGGCAGTGGTCGAATAAGACGATCCGTTTTGAAGCTCTGAAGGAGCGGCTGAAGGTGACAGTCCGTACATCGGAATCTGCGGAGGAGTATGCTAGGTTTCCAAAGGCGAAAAGGGATGCAGCCAAAGACCACGGCGGTTTTGTGGCCGGGGTGTTAAAGGGCGGCAGGCGGAAAATTGACACGGTGGAATCCCGCTCTATGGTCGCACTGGACGGGGACAGGATCACTGCGGAGTTTTTAAAGGATTATGAGAAAGCCGTCCCATACGCATCAGTCCTTTACACCACCCACAGCCATACGGATGAAGCTCCGATGGTGCGGCTGGTGTTTCCGCTTACAAGGGACGTGAGCCCGGAGGAATATGTTGCCGTGGCAAGGTATCTGGCACAGATGCTTGGCATGGACTATTTTGACGAATGCTCCTACCAGCCGAATCAGCTCATGTACTGGCCAAGCACCCCGTCAAACGGCGTGTTCCTCTACAAAGAAACGGATAAGGAATGGCTTGACCCGGATGCCGTTTTATCGGCGCATCCGGAATGGACAGACCCTACCAGACTGCCGACCTCATCAAGGGAAAGCCGGGCCAACACTGTCGCTGTGCAGAAAGTGCAGGACCCGCTTGAAAAAGAAGGTGTGGTCGGATTGTTCAACCGGGTGTACTACCCTGTGAATCTTGCCATTGATGCATTTCTTGGGGATGTATATGAACCCGCGGCGAGAGAAGACAGATACCACCTGATTGAATCTAGCAGCATGGCAGGCGTGGAAATCAAGGAGAACGGGAAGTTTGTCTACAGCCACCATGCCAAAGACCCTGCTTACTTAAAACTCTGCAATGCCTTTGACATTGTCCGCATCCATAAATTTGGTGATGAGGATGAGAAAAAATCGTTTCAGCAGATGTGCGATTTTGCATTGACGATAGAGGATGTGAGGCTGGCAGCTTTAGAAGACAAGCGCAGGCAGGCGGGTGAGGACTTTGCGGAAGATACCGACTGGAGAAAAAATCTGGAACTGGACCGGAAGGGAAACATCAAGGATACGCTTGACAATATCGTCTGCATTATCCGTGGCGATGAGGAACTGCAGGGCATTGCCTTTAACCGCCACCGGGATGGGATTGACACAAGGGGCGGCCTGCCCTGGGGACAGATTAAGGGCGGATGGAATGATTCTGACGCTGCAGCGCTGAAGGTGTACCTGTCTAAAAACTATGGAATCTACTCCCCGGCAAAGACAAAAGATGCCGTGGTTGCTGTGGCGGCGGAGAGGGCTTACCATCCTATCAGAGAATATTTGGAGAGCCTGCCGGAATGGGACGGCATCCCCCGCGTGGACACCTTGCTCATTGACTATTTCGGTGCCACAGATAACAGCTACACAAGAGCGGTCAGCCGCAAATCAATGGCTGCGGCGATTGCGCGGATCTATCAGCCGGGAACGAAGTTTGACAGTGTGCCGATCCTCAACGGTCCGCAGGGGGTAGGCAAGTCTACCTTTTATGCAAAGCTGGCGGGCGGCTGGTTTTCCGACAGCCTCACCCTGACGGACATGAAGGACAAAGCGGGACCGGAGAAGCTGCAAGGGTATTGGATTTTAGAACTGGGTGAACTGGCAGGCATGAGAAAGGCGGACATAGAAACGGTGAAGTCCTTTATCAGCCGTGTGGATGACAAGTACCGCGCCTCATACGGTGTCAATGTGGAGAGCCATCCGAGGCAGTGTATTATTGTCGGGACCACGAATGCGGAGACCGGATTCCTGCGCGACATCACAGGCAACCGCCGGTTCTGGCCCGTCCGGGTTCCCGGCACCTCAAAAAAGAAGCCGTGGCAGATTACGCAGGAAGAGGTAGAGCAAATATGGGCGGAGACGCTGGTGCTGTACCACAAAGGCGAGAAGCTCTATCTGGAAGGTGCGGAGGCAGAGATTGCCGTGAACGAACAGGCGGATGCACTGGAAACGGATGAGCGAGAAGGGCTGGTGCGGGAATACCTGGATACCCTGCTCCCGGAAAAATGGCCGGAGATGTCGCTGTTTGAGCGGCGCAGCTATCTCGGTGATTGTGATTTTGGATTCTGCAAAAAAGATGGAACCGTACAAAAAGAATACGTCTGTAACATGGAAATATGGTGTGAGTGCTTTGGGAGGGACGGCTCTGCTATGAAACCCGCGGATTCCTATGCTATCGCAGCCATTATGCGGAAGATGGACGGATGGGAGAAAACAGAGCGGACAACATATCCTATTTACGGACGGCAGCGGGGGTACAGACGGAAGCTGTCCTGACACATCATGGGACAGGCGGAAGCCGTCCAAATAGGTGTCCTGCCGCCCGTCCTGTAAAGAAGCGGCGGTATAGTAAGGAAAATAACAGTACAAGGACAAACGGACAAGAGAAAACCTATTGGAAAATAAAATAGAAAAAGAAAGAAATATGTGGGTGTATATGTGTATATACGCGCGTATAGAAAAAAACAGGCTGTTGTCCGTCCTGTTGTCCAGAAGGGAGCAGAAATGCGGGAAAAACAGATCGAACAGAAACTGGTGCAGGAGGTTAAAAGAAGCGGCGGCGTCTGTCCAAAGTTTACATCGCCTGGCTTTGCCGGGATGCCGGACAGACTGATCCTGCTTCCGCATGGCAGGTTTGCATTTGCGGAATTGAAGGCACCGGGGCAGAAACCAAGACCGCTCCAGCAAGCAAGGCATAAGCTGTTGGTGCATCTGGGCTTCCGGGTGTATGTCATTGACAGCGTGGAGCGGATTAAAGAAATCGTGTCCGAGATTGGAGGGATGCTGGATGAGATACGAGCCACATGAATATCAGCAGTTTGCCATTGGGTATATTGAAACGCACCCGGTTGCGGCAGTTCTGCTTGATATGGGACTTGGGAAGACAAGCATTACGCTGACCGCCCTGTCTGACCTGCTGTTTGACCGCTTTGAAATCCATAAGGCAATCGTCATAGCACCTCTGCGGGTGGCAAGAGACACATGGCCTGCGGAGATTGAAAAATGGGAACATCTGAAATTCCTCCAGTATTCCGTAGCGGTGGGAACAGAGGCGGAACGTCTGGCAGCATTGAAACGGCAGGCGGACATTTACATCATCAACCGGGAGAACGTGCAGTGGCTGGTGGAGACGAGCGGCATTCCCTTTGATTTTGATATGGTGGTGGTTGACGAGCTGTCCTCCTTCAAGAATCACCAGTCAAAGCGGTTCCGGGCATTGATGAAAATGCGGCCGAAGGTAAAACGGATCGTGGGTCTGACCGGAACGCCAAGCAGCAACGGGCTGATGGACTTATTTGCAGAATTCCGTCTACTGGATATGGGGCAGCGGCTT